TTCTTACTTACGCGCTTTCGCGTTGCCATTTCTGACCCCTCTCGCTAGGGCCAATTCTAGCTGAGACTCCATTTTATCAAGGCGCGACACTATTGGAATATTCTCCAATTTAATTATGTAGCGAAGGCCAGCAATCAGTAAAGCAATTGATCCTAGAACTGATGCAACTAGGGTTGCTAGTTCAGCTGCAACCATTATCGGACTTTGCCATAACGCTCGTAGTTAGGGTTTAGCCAGTTAATTATGCTAGGCAAGACTGACACTAGAGCGGCATTTGCAATCGCATTGAGGTCGAATCCCACCGCTAGGTAAGTCGCTAGTGCTGTCGCTAGGAATGTCTTTGCCCAGCTTTCGGCCATCTTTTTTAGGTCGCTCATTCGTCTCTCCTTCTAGGTCAAAATAACTGCTGTCTTTGTCTCCCAAAGTTGTAAAGCTAATATGGAAATGCGAACGATGCGGATTAGCGCCTGAGTATTTACGCCGCTTCCAGCCCAGTATTGGGCTCATAATCTTGCCATCGTAGATAATATATTTGATGCGCTTATCGCCTCTCTTGGCGCACTTACGAATTTTCTCAACCAACGCATAAGCTTCTTCTTTATGCGCTGCTAGGTCAGAATCAATATCTATAGCTCTAACGATTCCATTTGCTGGTATATGGTCAGAATTGCCTTTAGCAATGTGCCGAGCATCAGCAATCCAGCCATCAGACTTCCTATCGCGATCAGGATAATCATCATCGATTTGCTCCCGTAACTGGACGCCAGCTGCACATAGTCTATTCATTATCTTTTGAAATTGTGCTAAAGCCCAAGGGCTTTTAGGTCGGCCTCATCTATTCCAAGTGCCTCTAACTTAGCAAGAGCTACGGATCGTTTGGCTTGGGCTTCTGCCTCGGCTTCCGCCTTAGCTGCTGCCTCTGCCTCAAAGGCTTCGCGCTGTGCTATCTCTTGCGCTGTTTCATCGCGCTCAGTAATTGTTTCCTCGCCTGTTTGGACATTGAATTCTTTTTCTATTATTTTCATTTAATTACGCTCCATATACATAAACTGTGCCAGCATCCCAGTCACCAGAACTGGAAACTAAACTAACACTAGAAATTGCCGATGTGCCTTTATAAAAACCTTGAATATTATAGGCAATATTACTAACGGCCGAACTTACCGAACTTCCGGCACCATTTGCTCTTATAATTTTATAACTTGTCGATTTTGCATTTTGAATATAAACAGCACCATTCATTACTGCAGCAACATTAGCAGACATTCTAGCTATTGCAAACTGATTTGTGTCTATAGCGCTAGTACCTCCAATAATACCGGGATCATACGCTGCTGACATATTTATAGCATTTCCAGCGTAAGTATAATTATTACCACTATCGGCATTTAATCTTAATTGTGCTATTGAGGTAACACTTGCGGATGATGCACCAGTAAAAATAACTAAAATTTGATCTACATTTAATCCGCTAATTGTAATCGTTGCTGCGCCAGTTAAAGCTGTGCCACCTGCGTTTATCAATGTCCAAGTTTGACTAGGAGTAGCAGGTGAAGCCCATTCAGGAGCTGTTGCCCCAGAATTTACTGTCAGAACTTGGCCAGCTGTACCAATAGCTAGAGCAGTATTTACATTGCTGGTCGCTGATCTATAAGCAAGTGCGCCAGTTGTTGTTTGTGGGTTTAGGTTCTTTGTCGTTGTATCTACTGAACTGCCCAAAGTGCGAATTGCGGCTGCGCCATCCTTAACGAGATCTGTATCGTCAGGAGTGTCCCAACCGTAGTTTGTAGTCGTTGCCATTTATTCTCCTTAGGCCACTATTGTAGCGTTGAGCCAGTCCAAAGTCGGGCTTATTGTATTCCAAGTCTCAGTCGCTGGGACTGAATTCCATCTAAACGCTTGAAGGCTGAAAGCCAAAGGTGAGACATTCATAGTTAAATCAAGGCGGTTTAGGCTGGCTGTCCAAGTCCAACCTTCTACGAAACCTTGAAATTCTCCATTTACCATATTTGCTGGCAGGTTGATTAAGTTGATTGGCATACCCATAAATACCTCAAGCAAGGCATCTCGGTCAGTATTATCAATCTCTGGGCTGCCTACTGGAAAGGTTATCTGTCTTAGGGCAAATTGTGGATAAGCCCTAATCGCGAGATAAAACTCTGCTTGATCCTCAGCATCATTCTGATTGCGAAGAGTGGTGTCTATTGTGCTGGCTAATTGACCATACAGGCTGATTGAAGCTGCATCCTCATCGGTTACGCTTTGATTGCCAGATGAGCCATAAGCAATAGTTATCGCGTTTCGGACATCGCCAGCTCGCTTGACTATAGAAAGCGCTGGGCCGATGGCTTGATTGCCATCTAAATCAACATAGCCATTAGTTGCCAGATATTGGCTTCTATGAGTCGAGTCAGCATAACCAATTCGGCCCTGAGAATCCTCATAAAGATAACCAAGGCCGCTAGTAGCGAAGCGAGAAGCTAAGTTATAAACTGTGTCATTGAGATTGCTTTGAGAATGAAGCTCATAATCTCCGGGAATATCTATCTCACCTAGTCCGCTATTTTCAGCATCCTGCCATTGCACTAATGGGTCATATCCTGCCCAAGTCTCGGCAGCTGGCACTTCATTCCATTGGTCAAATAATACTGTGCTAAGCAATTCTTCAATGCGGTCGCCATCAAATTGATGGGCAAAGTTGCCAACATAAACCGCCCTAGCAAGTCTAGCTAGAGCTCCTACTGCTGTTATCTCAATTCTTTGGCTAGTTGCTGTTGATCCTGAAGTTTGTACTGTAATGCCTAAGTCAGTAATAAAGCCGCCAAATAGATTGACATAAGTGCCAGTTGAATCTTGGACTTCTATTGTAACTGCATCGTTAATCTCAAAGGGAACTGATGCCCCATTAGTCTCAATTAAGGTTAGGCTGCAATAGCCAGCCAGCGGCTGTTGATAAATATCATCGCGGCCAGAGGTAATAGTAAGTCCGCTAAGTGTGGCGTTAGTGACTGTAGAGCCATTGACTTTAACTCGATAGACTGGATTCCAAACGGTCATAAGATTAGTTGATCACCGCCGCCGCCAAGTCTGCGGCTGCTGTTATTTAGAGCAAGTTGAATTGCTCGGCTAAATCCTTCTTCATCAATTACTGATGGAGCATTGACATTAATAACGACATTGCCGCCCTCGTCTCCGCGTCTAGCAGCTGCAACATCAAAGTTAGACGGAATGGCATTGCCAGTTGCCCTTAATCCAGATTGGAAAGTAGGCAATGTGCCTGTCACAACTGGGACAGTTATCCCTGCAACAGTTGCTACGCCACCACCACTGCCACTGCCGCCACCACCACCACCAATAACAGGCGTCCCAGCGGTAAAGCCTGATGGAAGGCTAGATGATGAGACTGTGTTGCTTCCAGTGGCCGCGGCTGCATTTGCTTGATTATCAAATAACTTGGTAGCAGCAATAATTGCGCCAACTACAGCTGCACCGGTTGCTAGACCAGCCAACGGATTTAGAGCAAATCTTGAAGCAATGGCAGCAGCCACCGCGCTATTTCGCAAAGCAGTATAAGCGCCAATTAGTAAGTTGATAAGCACAATAGTTGCCTGAACTCCAGCTGCTATTTTGGATGCTACAAAAACTGTTGCTAAAACCCCTCCAACGACCATTAGTTCATCTTTAAGATCAATAACTGTGTTTATAAATCCTTTAACTTTTTTACCCCACTCTATAGCGGTTTTCTGGCTATCAGTTAAAGCTTCATCTAGGCTATCTTGACCAGTCAAGCCAGATATAAATGCCTCTAGGGCTGGAATAAAGTTGTCTAATATCCAAGCGGTAAGTTCTTGGACTACTGGCAGCAAGGCAGCTCCGATAGATTCTTTAGCTTCATCAAGCGCAATCTTTACGCGCTCTAATTGCTTGGCTGTTGTCTCTGATTCCTTCTCGGCAAAGTTTCCGAAAGTGCCAGTCAGCTGCTGGAAGATTGCGTCAAAGTCTTTGCTCTTTATAATATCTGCATCAAGGCCAAGGCCAAGCTTGCCAAGGGCGGTAGTGTTGCCATCATAGGCTCTACCCAAAGCGTTAGATATTGTCTCCAATGGCTTGCCAGTTGCAGCACTTAAATCTAGTGCTAAATTTAGCAACTTCTGAGCTTCTTCTACATCTTGCGTTGATCTAACTAAGCGAGTAAAGGCAGGGCGCAACCCATCGTCCGCGACTCCTATAGCAATTGAAGTCTGCTTTATGTATTTCTCAACGCCCTCAATTTGTTTAGCAGTAGCGCCAGTGGTGGCTTCAATCGTTGCAGCTAAACGCTTTTGAGCTGTTTCATCCTCGGCTGCCGCCTTAACTGCGCTAACTGCAAATGCGCCAATAGCTGCCCCAGCAGCAGCAAAGGCTACAGCTGCTTTCTTGCCAAATTCAGCGGCTCGCTCTCCAATAGAATCAATGTCTTTAGATCCATTTGCTAGCTTCTTTTGAAAATCGGCTGTATCAGCTAAGAGCTTAAGCGTTAATGCTCTGGAATCAGATGCCACTTATGCCCCACTTATCTAAAATCTTATTAAATGCTCTGGTCCATTGTGCCACAATATTCTTCTGCTCTTGGCGTAGAGTTGGATAAATAAACCATCCGCGAGAGCCGCGTCCTTGTCTGCCAGAGTAAGCAGGAAATTGCTTAAACTTATTTGAACCAAATTCAAAGCCAGCCCAAAGCATTTGAGTATTAGCCCCACCGCTAAATCTTTGACTAGCAAACCCATACTTAATTTCGCCAGTAGTGCTGGTCTTAGATACTTTAGATCCGCTAACGATTCTGTTAATGGCTTGTTGCCCTTTAGCGCGAGTAGAAGCTTTGGCAGCAATTTGTTGCTGAAGATAAGTGGCAAGATTGTTAGAAGTTTGGCGAGCCTCGGCTTTGGCTTCATCGCCTAGCAGAGAGAAGGCTTTATACACTTGACGCAGCTCTGTCCGGTCAAATGCTGCTACTTCTTCAGCCATTGC